CAAAAAGACTTGAAGGCTTTGTTAATAAAACAGGAAAAAATCTACAGGTTAGTGGTTTAAAAACATTTCAAAGAATGCAAGATGGTGTAGAGCTAAAAGCACATACAGATCAACATACAGATCCATCAATAAGGTATGCAACAATTATATATCTAAATAACGACTATAATGGTGGTGAGATATTTTTTACCAACAAGGATTTAGAGCTAAAGCCAAAGCCAGGATCTTTATTGATTTTTCCAGGTAATGATGAATTTGATCATGGAGTCAGACATGTTCAAGCTGGCCCAATTAGATATGTTCTAGTTGGATTTATTAAAGAAAGAAATTTTTATGAAAATAACAAATACTAAGGAGAATAAAAAATGAATAAAAAGATTCTAGAAGAAAAAATTTACTATTATGAGGATGGCGTTAAAGACTTTGACCTACTCATGAACACCATTGATGAGTTAGACAAGCTAGAAGAAGATTCTGAATCATCTACCTGGTTTGACTGGACAGCTTCTAATGATAAAGATTTTATTTATGGATCTACTAAAACATTTGATATTGCTCAAATAAATAATTTAGAGGAACCATATAAATCAAAGATGGCTTTTGTATATAAAACAATTATGGATTCATTCTATGATGTTTCTAAAGACTATGCAACTGCTTTAGGAGATAACGATGAGCCAAGACTATTCCCAACTTTTAATATTAAAAAATATGCTGTAGGAACTTCTATGGGAGCACATTTTGACCAGCTAGATGGGGATCAAACTTTAAGATATTCCTTAGTAATGTATTTAAATGATGATTTTGAAGGCGGAGAAATATCTTTTACTATGTCTGACTACCAGGGTGTTCTTAATAAAACAACTCCTCATCCAGACTATAATCATCCAGAAAATGCAGAATTGATGGATTTTTCTATTAAGCCTAAAGCTGGAAGTATTATAATATTCCCTTCATCAGCACCATATCATCATACCGCCCACCTTGTAAAAACAGGGTTTAAGTATATGGTTCCAGGACACTGGATTCACAATAACATGGAACTACATAAAGGATCTATGTAGCATCAATGAAGACAGCAATAGTCACTGGCGCTAGCAAAGGGGTTGGACTGGCGACAGTCAAGCATCTTTCTGAAAATGGGTACAAGGTTATTGCTGTGTCAAGAAATTTATCTAAGGTTTTTGAACTATTATCAGATAATGTTGAGGCCTATCAATTAGATATTACAGACTCTAAAGCAATAGAGTTATTTTTTGAAAAGTATAAAGATATTACACTAGACCTTCTAGTAAATAATGCGGGTGGTGGATCAGGTCCAACTAATATTATTAATGAAACTCCAGAAAACTTTAGAAAAGCTTATGACATAAATGTCACTGGCCCTATGTATTTATCTCAGCTATTTGTTCCTTGCATGGAAAGGTCAAAGTCTCCAACCATTGTATTTATAACATCTTTTGGTGGAAAAATACCATATCGTGGAGGTGGTAATTATACTAATGCAAAAAGAGGGCAAAGAGGTTTGATAGATACAATGAGGCTAGAGTTTCCTCAGTACAGAATCAAAATTACTGAAATTTGTCCAGCAACTATTGATACTCAAAAAGAAAAAAGAGATAATGCTTTAACTGCAGAAGATTTAGCAAATGCAATATATTGGATTGGCTCCTTACCAAGCCATGTTAATATAAATCAAATAGAGATGTGCCATATCAATAGTAGCAAATTTTAATAACTGTATATGCTAATAGCACTTTATAAAAGATAAAGCTATAACACTAAACTATAGATTGATACAATAATTTTGAGCGTGTTTTTCTTTTTAAAACCATGATATACTTAACACTACTTCAGAAAACATGAAGTACTCACTTAATTTTACTTTGAAAGGTATATAATAAATGTCAGAAAGCGTATTCTCATTCCGTCTATCAGAGGACTTTGTAAATAAGTACTCTACTATCCCAGCACCATTTGGATTCTCAGATGCTGGGTCTAATTCATTAGGAGAGATTACGTTTATTCGTACTTATTCTCGTGTTAAAGAAGACGGGACAAAAGAACGCTGGCATGAAGTATGTCGTCGTGTAATTGAGGGTATGTATTCAGTTCAAAAAAACCATGCTAAAGATAATCGCTTACCTTGGAATGATAACAAGGCACAGAAATCAGCACAAGAAGCATTCCAAAGAATGTTTGAATTAAAGTGGACTCCACCAGGTCGTGGCCTATGGGCATTTGGTACACCTATGACTATGGAGAAGCGTAACTCAGCTTCCCTTCAAAATTGTGCAATGGTTTCTACTCGTGACATTGATCGTAATGACCCAGGTGCCCTTTTTGCTTGGGTAATGGATGCGCTAATGCTGGGTATTGGGGTTGGATTTGATACCCTTGGGCAAGACAAGCAGATGTCTATTTATGCTCCTACTGAGCCAGTATCAATCTATGAAATTCCAGATACTCGTGAAGGATGGGTTGAGTCAGTTCGTCTTTTGATTAACTCATTCTTACGCCAAAACCAATCAATTCAGCAATTCAGCTATGATCTTATCCGTCCTCTAGGAGCCCCTATTAAGGGCTTTGGAGGCGTTGCAAGCGGTCCAGCACCACTTATTGATCTACATACACGCATTCGTAATGTAATTGGTTCTAGAGCAGGTGAAGCCCTTGATAGCCGTGCTATTGTAGATATCGTAAATCTTATTGGTACCTGCGTTGTTTCTGGAAATGTTCGTCGTTCTGCTACCCTTGCTCTTGGTACACCAGAAGATGATGGTTTTATTAATCTTAAGAATCCAGAAGTATTTCAGCAACAGTTGGAACAAAGTATGAAGATTATGTAGATTTAATTGCAGATAATGGAGAGCCAGGTTTTATTTGGCTTGATGTTGCTCGCAGTTATGGCCGTCTTGCAGATGCTCCTGATTATAAGGATACTCGCATTATGGGCTTCAATCCTTGTGCGGAGCAGCCATTGGAATCATATGAACTTTGCACACTTGTAGAAGTGCATTTAAATCGTCATGATTCTAAGGAGGACTTCCTCAAGACATTGAAGTTTGCATATCTTTATGGAAAGACTGTAACACTTATGCCAACTCATTGGCAACAAACAAACGGTATCATGCAGAGAAATCGTCGCATTGGCACATCCCTTACAGGTATTGCTGCATTTGCTGATGAGCACGGACTACCAACAACTCGTGAGTGGATGGATGAAGGATATAATAAAATTCGTCATTACGATCACAAGTATTCAGAATGGCTATGTGTTCGTGAATCAGTTCGTGTAACAACAGTTAAGCCATCAGGATCTGTATCACTTCTTTCTGGAGCTACCCCTGGAGTTCATTGGGGTCCTGGTGGAGAGTTCTATCTTCGTGCTATTCGTTTTGGAAATACTGATCCAATGCTACATTTGTTTAAAGCAGCGGGATATAAAATTGAACCAGATCTAGTATCAGCAAATACACAGGTAGTTTATTTCCCAGTTGCATCAGGACATAGACGTGCTGAGAAGCAGGTAAGCTTGTTTGAAAAGATTGGTTTGGCAGCAACTGCTCAGAAGTACTGGTCAGATAATGGTGTTTCTGTAACACTTTCATTTGATAAGGAAACTGAAAAGCAGTTTGTTGCTCCAGCACTTAATATGTATGAGGGCCAGCTTAAGGCAGTCTCGTTCCTTCCAATGGGAAATAAGACATATCCTCAGCAACCATACAGCGAGATTACAAGAGAAGAATATAACGCATATGTTGGCAAGATTGGCAAGATTGACTGGTCTGCTATTTATGATGGTGTAGAAAATCTTGAGGCTGAAGGCGAAAGCTACTGCTCAACAGACGCTTGTGAGATTAAGCTGTATTAATGGTTAAGGGTAGTTCACTTTAACATCATTATGGTATACTTATGGTTATGAGTACAACAAACAATCCATTAATTAATCAAAAGACTGGCTTGCCTATTGTAGGTAATGTTAGAAAAAAGGTCATTGAAAAGAACTATGACTGGGGCCTATATGTGTACAAGAAGTCCACTGGAAAATGGTTTACAGACGGCGACGGTAATGTTTTAAACATTGAATCAATGCGTGGTGATATTGCCAAGATTACAGAACTAAAGAGTGCAGCAAGACACTATGGAGATCCTGGAGATGGTGACGCAGTATTTGTTCCAGGACTAACCAGGATTACTGAAGAAGAACACTCAGAGCAACTTGATCGTATGGTTAATGGTTTGATTCCATCAAGAAATGATTTAGGTGCATGGCATGCAGCACAACAGACTCTTAAGACTCACGGGAAAGAAGCATTTGATGAGTAATGATCAAGACTATACATATATTTCTGCCAGCTTAAATACACAAGAAGAAAAAGATAATCCATTTAAAGAACAAGATCCATTCAATAAGTCTTGGGACATTCTAAAGGATTACTCTGGACTAGATCAAAACTTTCGTAGGAGAACTGCAAGAAATATTGGAAAAGCACTAGACATAAATAATCCAGCATATCTTGACTCAGCAAATGCAACTCCTTCAGGTGTTGATTCTGGATCAAAAGCTATAAATCCTGGAACTGTATATCGTAATGGTTATGGAATCTATGATGTAATTACTCCACCATATAATCTTTATGAACTTGCAAATTTTTATGACACATCATTTGCTAACCATGCCGCTATTGATGCTAAGGTAGCCAACATCGTTGGACTTGGTTATTCATTTGAAGTAACAGATCGTACAATGCTAAGTCTTGAAAATAAAGATGATGAGTTAGCAGTTGGTCGTGCTCGCAAGCGTATTGAAAGAATGAAACTTGAAATGCGTGACTGGCTAGAAAACCTTAATGATGATGATTCTTTTACTAAGACAATGGAAAAGGTTTACACAGATGTTGAGTCTACTGGAAATGGATATATTGAAGTAGGTCGCACAGTCAACGGAGATATTGGATACATAGGACATATCCCTTCAACTACTGTTCGCATCCGTCGTTTACGTGATGGATACATGCAAATTATTGGACAAAAGATTGTTTACTTTAGAAACTTTGGTGCAAGGAATGTTAACCCAGTAACAGATGATCCACGCCCAAATGAAATTATTCATATTAAAGAATATTCTCCATTAAATACATACTATGGAATACCTGACATTATTGCAGCACTACCCTCATTGATTGGCGATCAACTTGCATCACAATACAATATTGATTATTTTGAGAACAAGGCTGTTCCACGATATGTCGTAACACTCAAGGGTGCAAAGCTATCTGGAGAGGCAGAAGATAAGATGTTCCGCTTCTTACAGACAGGTCTGAAGGCTCAGTCACACAGAACCCTTTACATACCGCTTCCTGGCGATACAGATCAAAATAAAGTTGAGTTTGATATGAAGCCAATTGAGAATGGTATTCAGGATGGATCATTTAAAGAGTACCGTAAGCAAAACCGTGATGATATTCTTGTTGCACATCAGGTTCCAATTTCAAAACTTGGCGGGACTGATTCAGCAGCAATCGCAGCTTCAATTGCACAGGATAGAACATTTAAAGAGCAGGTATCTCGTCCAGCACAAGGACACCTAAATAAAGTCATTAGCAAAATCATCAAGGAAAAAACAGATATACTTGAACTTAAGTTTAATGAGCTAACCCTAACTGATGAAATTACTCAGTCACAGATTCTTGAGAGATATGTAAAGACTCAGGTAATGATGCCAAACGAAGCTCGTGAAGCCATTGGTCTTCCTCAACATCCAGACGGAGATGCTCCTTTTGTTATGTCTCCAAGACAGGCAACAGATGCTGCAGCAAACCTTGCTGGGAACAGATCAAGAGATTCAGAAAGAACAAATAGTCAATCTGATGGTCCTGCAACTACAAGTGGTCGCAATGCACAGGGTGAAGGCAGATCGTCTCAATAATTAAGAAAAGTTATAAAAGGTTTGGTATAATAGAAACGCTATGAATATAAATAAAGCACACTGGACCACTGATGGCGACAAAGTTCGCCTATCCATGCCTCTTACAAAGGTTGATGAAGGCCGTCGGATTGTCTCTGGTTTTGCATCACTAGACAATCTAGATAAGCAAGATGATATTGTAACAACAGAAGCATCTATGGAAGCCTTTGCAAAATTCCGTGGAAACATTAGAGAAATGCATCAGCCATCAGCAGTAGGTAAGATGGTTTCATTTAAAGAAGAAAAATATTTTGATCCAGAATCAAAGAAGTTTTATAAAGGTGTTTTTGTTTCAGCATACATTTCTAAGGGTGCACAAGATGCATGGGAAAAAGTTCTAGATGGAACTTATACTGGTTTTTCAATTGGCGGAAGAATGAATAAGTGGGATGATGCTTATGATGAAAAATCAGATAAGTCAATTAGAGTTATTAAAGAATATGATTTGATAGAGTTGAGTCTTGTTGATTCCCCTGCAAATCAGTTTGCAAATATTATGTCAGTTGAAAAAGTTGACGGTGTAGACACACTAACTGGTTCATCAGCAAATACTGTTGTTGAAAATGTATTTTGGGATAAAGAGTCTGGCATTGTTACAGTATCTCAAAATGAAACAGAGCTTAGCCCAGTCTCTGGAGAAGAAATGAAAAATATTGGATTTGTTGAAAAAAGTGATTCAGAAAAAACCACAATGATAAAGTTCTTAGTTGATAGTGCAAAAGGCATTAGAACAATTAAGATAGCAAAGGAGGATAATCCTATGACAGAAAACACAGATGTAGTTGCAGAAGCAACTCCAGAAGTTGAAACAGTTGAGGTTGCTCCAGAGGCTCCAGCAGAGATTGTAGCAGAAACACCAGAGGTTGCAGTAGAGGCTGTAACTGAAAAGTCAGATGTTGCAATTGAAGAGGTTAGTGCTCCTTCTATTGAAGAAGTAACAGAGAAGGCTGATGAAGCAATTGTTGAGGTTGCGTCAGCAACAGCAGAAGTTGCAAAAGCAGTTTCTGATATTCAGAGCTCTGTAACTAATGCCTTGAGCGATCTAGCAGCAACAGTAAAGACTATGCAGTCTAATGTTGATGCAATCACAAAATCTCTTGAATCCGTAACCGCTGAGGTTAAGGAAGTTAAGGGAAGCTTTAATGAGTTTGGAAAGACAGTTGATGCCGTAGTTGCAGATACAGCTTTCCGCAAGTCTGGCGATCTCGGCGAGATTGTGCAGGAATCACCAAAAGTGATTCAGAAATCCCTATGGGGCGGACGTTTCCTCAAAAATTCCGACCTATTTAACTAAAACAAAATCACTAGGAGGTGAACAATATGTCAGAACAAAATAACACAGATATCCAAAAGTCTTTTAATCATCCAACAGGTGATGGCGTTGCAGTTTCAGGCGGCATCGGCGGTGCAACAGCACAAGGACCTAATGGAAATCTTTCTCCAGCAGATTCGCTTGGTAACATTGCCACAGCAAACTATGGAGTTACAACTGGAGCAAATGCAGTAAATCCATCTGGTACACCAGGTGGTATTCTAGCACCAGAGCAGGCTCGTCGCTTTATTGATTATGTATGGGATGCAACTGTACTAGCCAAGGATGGCCGTAAAGTCACAATGAGAGCTAACACAATGGAGCTTGAGAAGGTCAACGTTGGAGAGCGTGTCATCCGTGCAGCAGCACAGGCACAGCCTACATTTTCAAATGCAGGTGCAACATTCTCTAAGGTAGAACTTACAACCAAGAAGATTCGTCTTGACTGGGAAGTTTCAACAGAAGCACTTGAAGACAATATTGAAGGAGCAGCATTGGAAGATCATCTAGTTCGCTTGATGACCAATGCTTTTGCTAACGATATTGAAGATCTTGCAATTAATGGTACAGGAACAGGCGGAGACGCATTCCTAAACATTATGGAAGGCTTCGTTTCACTAGCAGGAGACGCATCTGATGCTCATGAATCAGCAGTAACAGTTGTAGACAATGCTTGGACAACAAGCGTAATGCAGGATATTATTCTTGCAATGCCACGTAAGTACCGTGCAGTTAAGAATAATCTTAAGTTCTACGCAGGTACAGATGCATTCCAGGGAATCGTTAAGAATAACGGTACACTTGCAGATGCAATCGCTGAAGCCTTTGTTAACAAGGGTCCAGGCACAGAGGCAAACCGTCAGGCTTACCTTGATGGCGCAGCACAGACATTCGGTGGAGCACGTACAACACGTGTTCTCGGAATTGACGTCATGGAAGTTCCATACTACCCAGCAGGTTATGTAGATCTTACATTCCCAGCTAACCGTGTATGGGGATTCCAGCGTGATATCACTGTAAACCGTACCTACCAGCCAAAGAAGGACACAATTGAATACACAGTATTCGTACGCTTTGGTATCCAATGGGAAGAACTTGATGCAGTTGCTTACGCAGATGCAGCAGCAAACTCCTAATTAATACTTAGCAATAGATTAAGGGGGGCAGAGTAAAATCTGTCCCTCTTAGTCATATTCTGATATAATAGCAGTGGAGGTCACGATGTCATTAATAGATGAATTAAACAATAAAACTGTGTTTGAGCTAAGATCATATGCAAAGAAAAATAATATTGACCTATTCGGGGTAAGTACAAAAAAAGACATATTAGAAGTAATTTTTAGCTTTGTGCCAAGAGAAACCAAAGAAGTAACAGTTAATACAAAAGCACCACAAGAAAAGACTGCCGTATACTCACTACGCAATCTTCACTGGAATGGTGTAGGAGCCCTTGTAAAAGGGTATAACATAGTCACTACAGAGGATGCTGAAAAATGGATAACAAACAAGTCTGTTCGTTCAGCTACACCAGAAGAAGTGAAGAGAGCATACGGTAAATAAACCATGGAAGCTTTAAGAGTCCCACCATACCCTATCCTTATTACCTATACCGTTGCAGAACCAAACACGGATCATATAGTAGAAATTATGGATAAGGACAGAAACGATATTCTTGCAGAGTATGAAGTAGAATCTTCTGCAGACTCAAAGATTGCTATAGAAATTTCTGGAGACTTTACTAAGTATGATGATAGTTACTACTTAGTTGTTTATCAGGAATTGAGAGAGCAAGATTCAATCGTTGTTGAAGATAACCTAGAAATTAAAAGACCTTACGTTAATCCTCAAAAGCTTGGAACCACTGCATCAGAAATAGCAGAGTATGCACAATATGAAAGAATTGCAAGAGCAATTATTGATTCAGTAGTTGGTGGATTTTATTATAAAGTAGAATGGTTTGACACTACTGGACAAGCAACAGATTATATTCCTATTTGGGACAGAGTTTATAAAATATTAAAAGCATATGAAAATTCATCACTTATGTATGATGCAAGCCTAGCAACCCCTATTCTTGGTGAATGGTCATACGAACTATCAAAAGATAAAACTGCCATTATAAAAAATGCAGGAACAACAGGGCTAATTGAAAACAGATCTGAGAAAAAAGGTTTAAATCTTCATGTTGCTCCATCAGACTCATTTAATGTTTATGATACAGACTATAGTGAAAATGCCTATACATTTTCTGCTGGATATGCATTTCCAGAAGGCTGGGATTATCTGTTTTTACTTGAAACAGGGTATAAAGTTGTTCCACATGATATCTATGAAGCAGCAAATATGCTTATTGAAGATATTAAGTGTGGCAAGATAGATTATTATAAGAGATATGTAACTGCATACAATACAGAACAGTTTAAAATCCAGTTTGATAAAACAGTTTTAGACGGCACTGGAAATATGTTAGTTGACAAGATACTTGATAAATACAAGAGAAGTATTACTAGAATTGGTATTCTTTAATGCAATGCGAAGTAATAGACTTTACCTTCCCAATGCTTGCAGACATCTATTACCCAATAGTTGATCAAGGAGCTTATGGAAATCTAAAAAAGCAATGGGTTCTTGATAGGTCTATAGTTTGTAATTTTGCACCAACTGGACAGGCAGCATCAGAAGAAATAAAGCCAAATGTTAATATTGGTAAGGAAAATATATTGCTAGGAAGAACAAAAACTGATCTTAGGGTATCTGACAGTAATTCAAGAAATTCAATTACAAATGTTATAGTTACAAACCTTAGAACAAAGCAGCAAAACAACATATACATGGAGACTTCTGGATCAAGAGATGGAATGTCTACACTTTATGAAATAGCTTCAAGCGAGCCTATAGTTGGTCCATTTGGAAATGTTGAGTACTACAAGGTCGTATTAAGAAGATCAGAGAATCAGGCAAGTGATCTATAATGAAAGTTATAATGAATGATACTATTTTTAAACAAGAAATGAAAAATATTATAGATTACTCAGTTGGATTTTTAGATGGTATAAAAGCAGGAAAAACAAAATTTTTAAATAACATTGGAATAATGACTAAAGAATTACTAGAACAATATATTGACTCAAATGCCAGGGTAAATCCAAAAGCACTACACCATATTTATGAATGGTATAAAGTGGGAAGTCCTGATGCACGTCTATATGAAATAAACTATACAATAAGCAACCTTGGCCTTTCGTTTGTATCCAGTCTGAAGCAATCAACATCAATTAAGGATGGCTCATCGGTACCTTTTTATAACAAGGCTAAAATTATGGAAGAAGGAACTCCAGTAACCATTAGACCAACAAGATCAAACGTGTTGGTTTTTGAAGATGGTGGAGAAACAATCTTTACTAAAGGCGAGGTTGTCATACAATCACCTGGTGGCACATCAACAACAGGTTCTTTTGAAAAAGTTATAAACACATTTTTTAGCAGATACTTTACTCAAGCATTTTTAAAAACAAGCGGTCTTTATGAACATCTAAGTAATCCACAAGTTTATAAACAAAATCTAGCAGCAGGAAAATCAATGGGAAGATCAAAAGGTCTACAGGTTGGTTATAGATGGATAGCGAATGCGGGTATTAGATAATGGCAAATGACTCACTATTGAATACACCAGTCCTATGGATTAATAAATATCTTGAGGACAAGATTCCACTACTAACTAATATTGAGGTACCAATATTTCCATCAACACCATCAATTCTAGATGATCTCACTGGATCATTTCCAGCAGGTGGTGTAATGGGTACGTGGGATAGATTAGTTAAAATGAATCGCAAAGATTTTCCACACTTAAAGGCTGAGCAAATATTGTATTATTTTTATGCAACTGCAGAAAATACAATAGAAAATATGGTCCAAATTCAGGAGTCTGTATTTAGACTTATGGATCGTTTAGATGAGACAGCAGAAGAAATAAATAATTGGTGCTCAAATAGAGTAATAAATGTAGGCACATCAGCAGCACCGAATTTTGTAGAAAATATGTTTTATTTCCATAGATTTAAGATGTACCAGCTAGAAGAAACAAGAGATATTATTGACTTTGGAACTGCTCGTACATATGGTGGAAATAAGATTATTATTGATTTTGATTACCACCAGATGCCAGACCTGAATTCAAATGACTGGTCTGCTGAAACCCCTCCTTCAGCTGGCCAAGGGTATGATATTACAGCAGTAAACGGGAAGACTAAAAGAATAGTTATATAAAAGACTGTTATAATTAACTTGAGGAAACACAACGCCGTACAACTAAATATCTATCCTAAAAGAAAGAGGTAAAAACATGGCATATAGTCGTGGAACGTCAACCAACATTATCGTTGGTGCCGCAGCACTTTTCGTTGCAGATTCAACACTAACTCCAAGCACATTGGAGACACCAGTAAAAAATAAATCATTTCGTGATACTCTCTCAGATGATGTTGCCTATACAAACGTAGGTTACACAATGAACGGCCTTGAACTGCAGTTCCAACCTGACTTCGGTGAAGTACAGGTAGACCAGATTCTTGACGTTGCTAAGCTTTACAAGCAAGGAATGCAAGTAAACCTTGCAACAGCATTTGCTGAAGCCACATTGGAAAATCTCCTTTTGGTTCTTGCATATTCAGATTCAAAGCTAACAGGATCTGCAACATCTGGAACCGCTGAACAGAAGTCTGTTGGAAAGTCTCTTGACCTTTCTGCAGGCGACATCGGTGAGTGTCCTGTTGAGCGTGGAATCGTTGCAGTAGGACCAGGCACAGGTGACTGTGAAGATTCTGCTTACGTAGAGCGCATATACTCAGCATACCGTGCACTTTCAATTGAAAATGTTACAGTATCTGCAAAGCGTGATGAGGCTTCAATGTTTGAAGTATCATTCCGTCTACTTCCAGAAGATGCATCAGGTTCATACGGTAAGATCGTAGATCGTACCTGGAATCCAGCAAACTCATAATAACTTAATAACACGACTTAGCCCATCTCATAACGAGGTGGGCTTTGTTGTTTTATGGTAAACTTAATGTACTATGGCTACAGAGATATATAAAACAAAAAATATTTATTTGTTTGACGGTACAGAGATAGAAATCATGCCTCTCAAAATTAGGTATTTAAGAGAATTTATGGATGCTTTTAATAATATTAAGCAAACAAAAAACGATGATGAAGCAATGCAGGTTTTAGTAGAATGTACTAGAAT